ATCAGATTTGTTGTCATTAACTAAATCGTAAATTCTTTTTAATTTTTTTTGTTGATCATAAAAGAAATCAGCACCAGCTTTTCTCATACTTTTATAACTCTTTGGGTCTCCACCAGATAATATACCAGCACCTAATACTGCATCAGCACGTGATACAAATTCTCCATCAGCTAATTGAGCTAACATAGTATCTTCATCCTTATCCCCATTACCAGCACCATCTTCAACATAACCTTCTGCTCTAACATAGTTGTTATAATCATTTTCATCATGATCAGTTTTTGATGGTAGATAATTTACACCACCTTTATTAAATTTTTGTATAGCAGTTGCTAATCCACCTTGGTTTGCATAAAACATATCTGATCTAAGTGTTTCATCCATAGTAGGTCTTGTATTTTGTGCAGGTACAAATGCACCTTCTAGTTTACCAGATTGTTCTTCATATGCTTTTTTATAATCTTCTGGGCTATAACCTTCTATTGTACCATCGCCTTCGTCTTCATCAGCCAGTAATGGAATTACACTAGAGGCTAACATTGCTGTCTGAAGTGGATTTTCTTTAGCCTTACCTAACAAATTAGATACAATTCCTTTTTTAGCTTCTTCTGTTCCTGCCCCAACTACTGCTTCAGATATTGGTGAACTTTTTGCAATTTGTTCTACTACCTCTGGTTTCATAAATTGTTTTCCGTAAGTAGCAGATTGTGGAATTGTCTTTAATCCTTGAGTTGCTCCATAAGTTTTTTCACCCATTCCTAAAAAAGATTGAGCACTCGATAAAGGCGCTTTCCCTGCAAACATTTTTCCTAGGGTTGAAGTTGGAGCCATGGCTCCAAGAGCATATGCTCCTCCACCAATTAGAGCTGCACTTTGCAGTGCTTTCTTTGTTGATTTACCTCGAAGTTTTTGTACGCCAAATGTGGCTAATGCTAGTGTAAATGGGTCCATAGTCTAATTAATTAATTAAGACAATATTACCATTTTACTTGGTTGGTTTCAACTCATCAGCAAAACGTCCTTCATACTGATGCTCTCCTACATGGACAATAGTATCCCCTATATAGGCATGACATTTACCACCTATATCCTTCCATAGTTTACAAAAAGAGAAGTCTTCTCCAAGATAAGTCTTAGTATCGGGGTCATGTATACAATCGAAGAAATTCCACATATGAGGCTTATCTACATACTCTCCGTTTATGACAGTTTTTTGTACTATAGCCTTGTCTGGATATTCTTTAATCATTTTGTTTATTACATCCCTTTTAATTAACATACATCCTGTAGGACTATGGGTTACCTCCATAACACCTTTATCTAATCTTATATCTTTATCGTCTGATACTCGCATAGGGTAAGTATTAAAAGCTTTCTTTAAATCGTTTGTATTTTTTATTTTATTGTCCTTAATTCTATCCATTGCCTTATCCCACATAATTGTTTTTAATGGATATGGAATAGATATAATGTCTTTATCTCTCTCAATCATTTTTAAAATAGATTCTGCTTGAACATAGATATCTGAATCTATAAATAACATATGGGTAAAATCAGATTCTAAAAATCCAGCTACACAAAGATTTCTACCTTGAGTAACAAGTGAAGATTTCATTAATTGAAATTTTATTTTTATTTTTTTTTGAAATGCTAGTTTTTGTAATTCTAATAATGCTTGCGTATAATGAATAGAACACTCACTATGTACAGGTGTAGCAACAAAAATAGAGTAAGGTTTTATCTCTTCTTTTGAATTGTTATTTTTCCATAAAGGCTCAATTGCTTTATCAAATGGTTTTGAGTCTACTTTTAATTCTTTGAGTGTTTGATAGGTATCACTATTTATTGTTTCTTTCACTTATGGCTCCTTTCAAAAAGCTTGTCCATTCCATTCCTTTTTTCTTCCAACTGTAAAATCTTTTGTAAAACTTTTGTTGTTCTTCTAAATGTTCTTGAATAAAATCTTCATGTAAGTAACTTGCTGCAACTTCTATAGCATTACCGGTAGCTACTGCCATACTCTCATAATCAGTGGAATAGTTAACATATACAGGCCACTCAGCACATGTTTCATATAACGCTCCAAAGTTATTTGTTATTACATGAACTCCAGAAGCTAATGCTTCTAAAGCTGAAGCACATGAAGTTTCTTCAAATATAGATGGGTATACAAACATATCATAGCTTGGCATTTTTTCTAAAATATATTCATTTGGTTTGTATCCAATGTAATTTACATTCGGCAATTTTTCTGCTTGTTCATATAAATCTTTAAAATGATCTTCGTTACGTTTTTTAAACTCATCTCCATAGACTTGCGAAGAGCTATAAACATCTAATATAATATTAGGGTTTTTTATTTCTTGCATTGCACGAAGTACAACATTCAATCCTCTCCATGGTGTGCAGTGATGTATAAGTTTAATTGGGTCACCCTTTTTATATATTTTTCTTTGTGGAAACTTATCTATTCCATTTTTTATTACGATACATTTTTCAGTAGGTATATCAAAAAAGTATCTAAACTTTTCATAATTCCAATGACTATTAAACACATACCAATCATAATCATTATGTCTTGATTTATCTCTGAAAAAAGGTTGTAGATTATTTTGATCCCAAGAATTTTTTTGCCATAATATATTTATCTTACTTGGGTCTATTGGAACTTTTCCTGGTATAGATGTGCAGATTTGAAATTGGTCTAATAAATCTTTTGAAACATGCTTACTCAGCATCTCCATTTGAATTTCGGTTGCGCCTCGGGGTTGCATTATTTTTTGGTTTCTGCTCCCATAGTAACTCTAGTAACTTTTATTTCGAGGTCTTGCCTAAAGTCTTCAACAGTAGTATCAGTATTAGGGTCAGCAACATCAGCATCAAACTCAGCTTTATCAGCATAAATTTTACCTGTTCTTTTGTGTTTGACTATTTCTTTCGCTTCTGCTGGTAATTTAATTATATCACTCATTTTTGTCTCCGTCCTTGTCTATTATATTTTTTGTTGTGTTGCAACTTCTTTTTTTTATTTGGGTTTTTTGTATGCCTTCTAGGTCTTTTCCTAGGTTTATCTCTTTCAACAAAATCTTTAAATTTTCTAGCCATTTTCCTGTGAACGGTCTATCAAAGCATAACTTACAATACCTGTGATTTCATTAGCTGCTCCTGCTTGCATGGATAAAACATCACTTGCTTCTAAATTTAAAGATCCCTTAACCATATTTGAAGTTGCCTTATTTAATTCTTCATAAGATATTTTAACAGCTGATCCACCTGATTTTGTTACTAAAGCATGAGTATCAACATTACTAGCAGTGTCATGTACAGCTTGTATGCTTTTTACAATAATAGTTGCATCACTAGGACACGTTAAAACTGGTGTAACGTTAGTAGTTGTTAAATCAAATGTTTCACTTTTATATCTTATTGTCATTGCATAAAGTAATTAAACGAATCTTGTTCGTTTTTCAAGTCCTGTTGATATGAAGTATTTAATTGATTTTCAATGGTTGCAAGGCCTTGGTTTATTTGTCTAAATCCTTCTACACTATATTCCTGTGGTGGTTCTGGTACATATACGTTTATCTTAGCCATTATCTTCTTCCATCAGGGTTTACGTCTGCTCTAAATGTTCCAAATCTCCATGTCTCATCCACTGCAGTATTTTGTATTTTAATATTTGCAAGTCTTCCCCTAGCTCTGGTATCTATTTTTTGTGTGTTAGCATTAATTGTAAAAGGACCAAGTTGTGAAGATGCTCCAGAATCAATAGGAAAGTTTTTTAAAAAAATTGTAACAACTGCATTACCTTGAAGATTTTTAAAATCGGGTAAAAATCTACTTAGTCTTAGCATAAATTCTCCATCACCTTCTGTAGGTAAATCAAAGTCTCCAGATTGAATATAAGCAGGTATAGCTGCTTCAGTGCCGTTCAAAGCTATTTCATTATTACCCACTTCATGAGCATAATATGTTGATGCACCAAATGTATTTGTAGCACCACTAATATTTGAAATTGTCGGTGTGCCTGTTGAATCATATTCTGTTGCATAAGGTACATCGTAAGTGCTTGCGTCTGCATAAGAACTTCTAGCAAGTGTCATCGTTGACCAAGTATTTTCTACATAGTTATAAACTACAGTTCTGTTGTTTTGTACTGCAGGATTTCCTAAGGGTGTACCAGAAGGATAGAACCATACAATTTCATTAAATAATGAATTGTGTGAACCATATATAATTTCATTAGAGGAATAGTTTATTCCTACATTTGATCCATTAGTCGTGAATACAAAATCTTCTACAAGAGATGGAAGTAATTTAACTGTACCGTCAAATACAAAAAAGCCTCCACCTGCACCCATCCAAAAAACTTTACCATCTGCATAAACTGTTGCGTGTTGACCAATACATCCACAGTTTGAACCAACTTGTCTGATTGAGAAAGTAAATGGTGGTCCTACAAACTGCATTGTGTACGCAGCTTGATCAGTCAAAATTAAATTATAGTCTTTACCAGATACGGCAGCTACAATTTTATTACCTGTATCAAGTCTAAATGTTCCAGCTGTGTTTACTGATGTCGGTTGATAAACGTTATAGTTTTCTTGATCACTAAATCTAATAAACATTGGATCTTGTGTAGTCGAGTCTCCAATAGTTGTTTCAGTTCCAAAATGAACAACGTGCCTATCTCTGTCTGAAGTTATTGTTAATCTTGATGCTGTTGGGGCTCCTGTCATAACTGTAGCCCTAACCGTTAAAGGATTCGAGACACCAGGATTCCAAGTAAATGTTTTACCATCTTTTACTGTTGCTATTAGTTGTTGTCCAAAATTATCTAATGACCATGTTCCAGGATCAAGTATAACTGTAGAACTAGTTGTAGCAGAACCCCATGTTCCTCTACTCCATGTACCTGTACCCCATCCATAACCGTATGTTTGAAT